GATACCCGGGAACCGTTCCGGCGATTTGAAAGGAGCCGGGGCGATCTTTTCGCTCGGTGACAATAAGGTGCGACATGGCGCGCGTAGCTCCTGCTCGAAAGCGTTGATGGCGATCTCGTCAAAGCGGATCTTCGACTTTGAGCGCAGCACCGGGATGTTGCGGGCGCGGCAAAAGTCGCGCACCCAGCGCTCGCTGAATTTGTACTTCTCGGCAATTTCGGTGATGGTCCAGATCTCGGTCATAAAGGCCTCCCCTGGGGGTCGGGGCGTCAATCCATCCGCCGATGTGCAAAAATTAGCACGCAGCCGATCCTACGCGCGATGCAGAATGTCGTCTAGATAGGTCTCGAAAAAATTACCATCACATGATATTCGGCCGATTGACTCTCGCTGTAATATGCGTGTCATCTTGTCGCTGGCGCACGTTCTGTACGGCAGCGTGCAAGCCCAAAGAACAGGGTCGGGCATCCCCCATGATCGATCAGCTCGCACCTTTGATGGTGTCACTAATGGCGCTGATGCAGCCGATCGCTGATGCGCCGGTGGTGCTCGGCGAAGCCTTTGACGGGCTTTGGCTGCTGACAATCGACGAGGGGATTGGCTGGGCTTTTGGGATTTGGGATGGCGAAGGATGGTTTACCCCGAGCAACGCGACGCGACTTGAACCGACGAGCTTTCTCCCGCTGCCGGTTCAGGGTGCCGCCGCTTCTTTGATCGCGTCGGCAACGGGATCGTCGGAGTCCGGCTCGATGCCGTGACGCAGGTTTCTGCTCACCTCCCGCATCATCATCTCGATCAGCGCCGCCGGATCGAAATCGCCGCGATCGGACGAAGCATAGGAAAATGTTGCCAATTGCGCGGCAATCATCCGTGCCGCGACCTGCATCCGCTTAAGGCGGAAAGTTCGATCTTTATCGCTCGGACCATGCACGACCCCGTTTCTGGCCTGCTGCCAAAGTTCTAACGCCTTACGCAGCTCGTCCGTGGCAAGCGGATCGGGCAAACCAAATAGTTTGGCCGGTGAGCGGCCGAGAATTTCTGCCAGGTTGAGCACGATATTGGTCGAGCGCCCTTCGGTCGGCTCGGGTCTGGTACGAAGATAAAACCGCGAAACGCCAGCCTCTTTGAGAACCTGGCTGATCGTCAAACCACGCTCTTTGACGCCTTCCTCGACCCAGACGAGAAAGGCGTCATCGTCCCATAGAGCCTTACGCTTTGATGCCACGGCTAACCCGCCATTCGTTCTAAATTTTACACATCTGAATGAACAACGTCAGACGCATTGTCTAGTCACAAACGCTCCTTGGCTCTAAATTTTTAACGAGCATAAAGGAAAACATGGGGTTGTCAATTTTCCTCCGCAGCTCTAAAATTTGCCCTTGTGATGTGCTATTTTTTGCACATAGCCTCGTCGCATGCTCACCCCCGAACAGCTCCTGCGGCTCGCGCGGCTCTACGCCACTTATACCGGGCTCGCGTTGTCAGGGGTCGGCCGCGTCGCCTGCCACAACAATAGGACGTTTGTCAGGCTAGCCGACGGCGACGGCATCACCGCGCGCACCATGACGCGCGCCGAGAATTTCTTCCTCAATTTCTGGCCCGATAGCGTGGCATGGCCTGCGGATATCCCGCGTGCGCGCAGCCCCTGGGCCCTCCCCTCCCCCGAACAAGTCGACACCACTAACGCCCTTCTCGCGGAGGATGCCGAATGATGAATGGGCGCCTGGCGATCGAGACTAGCGCAACAGAGAGCTTCCGCCCCTTCGGGTCAGAAGAACGTAAGACGAGCTTCCGCCCTCATGGGGAGGCGGGAGAGCGTGAACCGGCCCCTCTGCCGTCTGCAGCCTCACCAGTCGTTAGCAGTGGTCGAGGCGAGATGATGCCAGGGGCCGGTTCGCGTGCTCGCTATGTCGCCCAGCGTGGCCCAGGCGGCAACGGCACCGCCTACAACAAGATGGACTGGATGGTGCTCGATCGCACCGCTCCAGCAGGCGGGCAGCTGATATGCCGCACCAGCCTTAGCAATGCAAGGTTGATCACCTTCGCCCTCAACCTGGCGCTGCCATGCTCCTAGTCGGCATCGACCCTGGCCTTGGCGGCGCCATCGCGATCTACGACACCTATAGCGGCGCAGTCGAAACCTTTGACATGCCGGTGCACCAGATCGCGCGCGGCGGCAAGGTGAAGCGCGATATCGACATCCACGCCCTCGCCGACTTGCTGCGCGCCGAAAAGATCGGGCACGCCTTTGTCGAGCAGGTCTCCTCGATGCCGCGCCAGGGCGTCAGCAGCGTCTTTGCCTTTGGCCAAGCGCTTGGCATCGCCAAGGCGGTCGTCGACACGGTCGGCATCCCGCGCACGATGGTCAACGCATCGACCTGGAAAAAGCATTTTAAAATCCCGGCGGCCAAAGACGCGGCGCGCGCCAGGGCCTCGCAACTCTTCCCGGCGGCGGCCGATCAGTGGCGCCTCGTCAAGCATGACGGCCGCGCCGAGGCGGCGCTGATCGCGCTGTGGGGCCATCACAGCACCGCAGCGATCGCGAGGTCAGCGGCATGAAGCACTCCAAGGGCGGTGGCGGTGGAGGCGGCTACCGGCGGGGCGATCCGCCGACGTCAAAAGACGCTGCCGACACGGCGGCAGTCCAGAAAATCCGCGACGCCATGATATTTCACCTCAACCAGCACCCCGAGGGTCTGACCTGCACCGAGTTGGAAGTTCTCACCGGGATCAAGCGCGACGCCATGAGCCCGCGCGTCCCCCTGCTTCGCGTGGATAAGCTCGCTGTCAAAACCAACATCACGCGGCGCTACGGCGATCGCCCGGGCGAGACATGGCGACGCGGCCAGCACAAAGACTGCGCCGTCTTAAAGGCGCCGCATTTCGCGACGCCCGAGGAGATCGTCCCGCCGGAGCCGTCTTCGTTGCTCGACGACCTCACGATGAAGGCGACCTCGTCGCCGCACTTCCACATGACCACAGACGGCAAGGGCAGCGGCTGGACCGGGGTCATCAAGAGCCTCGATATCCACGTTTGGGCCAAATACCAAGGCGCGGCGCGCAGCATCGCCAGGGCCAAGGTCCGCGACCTACTCGCGCCGATCATCTTCCAACCAGACGACGACCTCTGATGAAGCAGCCGCAGCCAGAGTTAAGCGAACGCGCCCAAAAGGCGCTTTCCGATCGCGACCGGCAATATCGCCACTACACCAAAGCCAAGATCGCCGAGCTGCACGAGCTGTGCGCCACGCCGCCCTTTGGCGCGCAGCTGGCCGACTTCGTCGCCAATCTGCGGACATTCGGCATCGACGATAACGAAGCCTACTTGCGCTACATCGACGACAGCTACGCGCGCTGGATCCACCGGGCCGACAAGACCACCCGCACCACGGCGATGAGCATCGCGGCGCACCGCATCATGGAAATCCGCATCGCCGCCGGGATGCTGCCGTTTGACGACCCGCTGCCGGGTTCCGACGACGACATGTTCCAGCTGCTGCGCCAAGTCTTCGAGCCGCACTGATGAAGATCAGCATCAAAGACTGCCTGATCCGCTACGCCGCCAGCCTGGAGAAGGTGTGGTCGCATGACCGGCGGCAGACCGTCGGCGCCAGCCGGATCGGCTTGTGCGAGAGGCAGACCTGGTTTGGCCAGGTCGAGGCCGATCCCGATGCCGATTACGTCAACCGCTGGGGCTTTGCGCTGCGCGGTACCTTGATGGAGGAAGGCTACTGGGTCCCGGGGCTACGCGCCGGGCTGCCGGAGGGGGTCGAGCTGCTCTACGCCGGTGACCAGCAGCGCACGCTGGTCGACGGGTATCTGTCGGCAACGCCCGACGGCCTCCTGATTGGCGAGGTTGATGACGCCCTGGCGCATCTTGGCATCCGCGATATCGGCGACGCGCTGGCGGTCGAATGCAAGACGATCGATCCACGAGTCAATCTTGAGAGCGAAAAGCCAGCACATAGCTTTCAGGTCCAGGTGCAGCTCGGCCTCCTACGTCACGCGACGCCGTACCGACCGGAGTATGCGCTCGTCTCATACACCAATGCCTCCGACATCGACGACGTAAAGGAATTCGCGGTCAAGTTCGACCAGCGCATCTACGACGCGGCGAAGGCCAGGGCGCGCAAGATCATGATGGCCGAGGACCCGCTGGAGCTGGCCGCGGAGGGCCGCCTGACCGGCGGTGAAGAATGCAAATGGTGTCCGTTCAAATCGCGCTGCGCCGAGGCGATCGTCGGTTCGATCCCGACCGATGACACGACACCGCTTGGCGGCAATGCGATCGCTGAGCTGCATTCGCTGCGCGATCGCGAGCGCGAGCTGGCCGCCGATGTCGTCAAGCTTGAGTTGGCGCACAACAAAACCAAGCAGGCGATCAAGGACCTGCTGCGCGCCAATGGCGTGCGCCGCGCCAACGGCGAAGGCTGGGGGGTCAATTGGTTCTCGGCCAAGGGCCGCGAGATCGTCGACACCAAGGCCGCCGAGGCGGCTGGGATCGATCTCAGCGCGTTTAAACACCTCGGCGATCCCTCGGACAAGCTGGTGGTCAAATGAGCTACGACGTCTCGCTCCTCGAGGCCGACGGCGGCGGACGCCTCGTCGCGCATCGCACCGACTGCCCGGTGGTGCAGCAGCACTTCGACCAAGAGCGGCTGATCTTTACCATGCTCGGCATCGAGAAACCGCTCCCGCTCTACCTCGGGCGACATGAATGCCTCGAAGAAAGAAACAAAACTGAAAGCGAAAAGGAAACTTAGCCGTGGATTAGCAAGGTGAAAATCGAGCTGACGATTGATGAAAGGAAGCGAACGATGACCGGAAGCATGACGACGACGCGCGGCGGCGCCTTGGCGGCGGCCGACGCCAACCCCTATACCGCCTATGGCGACAAGGTCGGCCTGCGCGGCACCTTCCTGACCTTTAAGAACGGCGAGTTCCTGTATGGCCAGGAAGGCGCCTCGATCCCGCTCGGCACCCGCATGGTAGCCAACATGAAGGGCTTTCGCGTCGGCTGGCGGCGCTGGATGGACAACAAGGTCATGGACGATTTGACCGAGCTGCTCTCCGACATGATACCGCAGCAGCCGCGCAGCTCGCTCGGCGATATGGACAGCCAAATGTGGGAGCGCGACCTGCAAGGAAAGGCTCGCGACCCGTGGCAATTCACCAACATCCTGGAGCTGGTCGACGATCAGGGCGAGATCTTTATCTACTCGACCGGCGCGAAGGGCGGAATCAACGCGCTCGGCCGCCTGTGCAAGCAGTACGGCAATCTGTTTAAGCAGAAGCCGGGGATGGCGCCGATCCTGGAGTTGGGCGCCGATTTCTATATGCACACCGAATACGGCAAGACCTGGGTCCCGGTGTTCAAGATCACCGGCTGGGCCGACGAGGCGACGCTGGCGACGGAAGAGCCCGAGACGGCGGAGGCAGTCGAGGACGACGACATCCCTTTTGACCAGGCGGCAGCGGCTAGGGACCAGGCTATCGCCGCACAGAAGGCGGCCCAGCTGCAGCAAACAGCCAACGCTCAGGCCAAAGCGCCGACCGACGCGGTTGGCGCCGGGCTGGCAGCAGGCAAGAAGGCGCCGAAATTCTGATGGCTCACTTCGTCAGCACCATCGACGGAAGGCTGATCAACCTCGACCACGTCGTCATGATCCGCAGCAAGCAAAACAAGGGCGATGACGACGTGCTGGAAATGACAGAAGGCAGCGGCAGAACGACCATTCACGGCATGCTGCTGCCCGATCTCGACCAGCTCGACGGCGCGCTTATCCCCGCCTCGCCGCCAGGCACTGCCACGGTGTTTTGGTACAACGCTTGGAGCGGCGGTGCCCGGCCAACCGAGGTTTTCCAAAGGCTGGAGCCCATCATCGCGTGGCGCGATAAGGGTCCCTATTTGGAGCCGGTCTTCCTCCAAGAATTAGCTCCGCATAGCCATCCCTACCTGCGATTTGACAAGGGATGCTATCGAGAGCTGGCCTATGACGGGGCGATCTACGACAGCCTAGAGGAGGTCAAGGCCGCCATCCTTTGTGAGGCACAAGGGGTGTGGGACGGGTTGCAGGCGCGCTGCGAGGCCGAGATCACGAAGAAGACAACATGACCGGCGGCGACATCCGCCAGAAGCGGGGCGAGTTGGCGCCACAGGAGCTGCAGCAGACCATGGCGCAGGCTGCAGCGCAGCAGCGCGAGCGCCAGGCTGCTGAGAACTGGCACGCCGCGATTGCCGCTCAGCGGGCGCAGGAAGAGGCTGAGCGGGCTCTCTGGAGCAATTGGTGGCAGAAAAAGAAGTGACCCGGGGGATGGAAGCGTGCGCGATGCCGATTACAGCGGAGCTATCGACTTCCTGGAAAATTTCTTCCGGGGCACCGAGCACGCCTTCGACATCCGCGCGCTGGCCAATGACGCCGATCGCAAGCCGGTGCAGCGCTTTTCCCGTGACAGCCAGATCATCCTCGACACCTGCGAGCGCTATGACGGCATCGGCCGCGGCATCTTCTTTGGTGTCGCAACCCGTTTAAACGGCTCGCATAGCGGCAAGCGCGAGGATCTCGCCGAGCTGCCAGGGCTGTGGACCGATATCGACTGCTACAAGCTGGGGATCAGCAAGGACGACGCGCTGGTGGCGCTGCAGAGCTGTCCGCTGCCGCCGACGGTGGTGGTGGACAGCGGCGGCGGCCTGCACGCCTACTGGCTGTTTTTGGAGCCTCTCGACGCACGGTTTCAGCCTCAAGTAGGCAAAGGCGACACGGTTAAGGAGGAAATCGACGCGGCGTTACGCCAGCTCGCCGGGGTCTTCGCGGGAGACATGCGCTCGTGCGACATCACCCGCGTGCTGCGCTTGCCCGCCACGCACAACACCAAAGACGGCACGCTGCGCCCGGTCGGCATCTTCGAGGCCTCGGGCAACCGCTACGAGCTGTCCGATGTGCAGGACATGCTCGATTACCTGCGGCCGCTGATCGAGCCTCCAACGATTCCCAATGAGCCTAATGATCCTTCTGAGCCCGAGCGGAACCCTTACACCGAGTTTGCCGCGCGCTACGGGTTCAAAGCGCCGATCGACGTCGAGCAGCGGCTGCGCGCGATGTCCTACATGGCTGCGGGCGATGCTGGGGTGCATATCACCCAGCTAGCGTGCTCGGCCTCTCTGGTGGCTTCAGGGCACGCCAGCGACGACGAGATCGTGTCGGCGCTGATGTCGGCCACCCAAGCAGCTGCCGGGCATTACGGGATGGCGTGGAATTGGTCGCGCGAGGAGAAGCGGGTCTACGACATGGTGCGGACGGCCAGGGCGAAATATGGCCGCGCGCCGCCGCCGCAAAGCGCGCCGCGGCCATTACCCGACAAGCCTGCTGACCTACCGCCTCCAGGCGGCAAGGCTTCGGGCACCACAGGCGAGATCGTCGACCTCGACGCACGACGACGACCGAAGGCGCCACCAAAGGATGACGGCGCACCGGTGATCGTGCGCCTCGGCGAAGCGGTGATCAGCTATTGGCAGGACACCTACGGGCTCCTGATATCGTCGGGGCTCGGGATGGCGACGTATGACGCCGCGGCGGGCTCCTGGACGCATTTTGACGACGAGGTGCTGCACCGCCTCAAGGTGGTGATCCAAGGCATCTTCGCGGCGGCCAAGATCAAACCGGAGCCGCGTAGCTTGTCGGCGGTCTTCCGCTATATCGTCGAACGCCCGGCGCTGCATCGTGAGGCGGTAGCGTGGGACAGCTCTGGCCTCATCGTCTGCCGCAATGGCGCGGTCGACCCGCGCTCCGGCTCGCTGGTGCCGCATTCGCCCGAGCACTATGCGACGTGGCGGATCGATTGCGACTACGACCCAGCGGCCGCCTGCCCGCGCTTTGTGGATTTTCTCTGCCAGGCACTCGACGGGCTGGAACCGCTGGAGGCGACGCGCGTCGTCGAGACGCTCGGCGAGCACATGGGCGCTTCGCTGGTCAAGGGGAAGGTGCGCAACCTGTCGAAGGCGCTGATGGCGATCGGCAAGAGCCGGTCTGGCAAGACCAGCGTCGCCAGCCTCTACCGGGCGCTGCTCGGCGGCGCCAAGCGCTGCGCTGCTTTGAAACTCGACGCGCTGTGCGACATGTTTGGCGCAGCGCCGCTCATCAAGGCCGCAGCCTGGGTGGCCGACGACGCGATCCGGCAAGGCAGCGGCGGCCGGTATGCCGAGACGATCAATGTCGAGCAATTAAAGAACATCATCACCGGCGAGCCGATGTCGATCCGGGTTCCCGGCGGCCGGTATGTCGAAGCCTCGCTTGATCTGCCGGTGGTGCTGACGGCGAATAATTTGCCTTTGTTTCGCGACGACAGCGACGCGGTTTACAACCGCATGCTGATTTTCCCGATGAACCATGAGTGGCCGGAGGACGCGCCTAACCCTGATCCGCTTGGGCGCGAGATCGCCCAGGTGCTGATCGAGGAGGAGTTGGGCGGGATCTTGAATTTCGCGATTGCTGGCTACGCCAGGCTAAAGGCGCGTGGCCGTTACGACCCGCCACCGACGATGCTCGCGGCGGTGGCCGAGCTGCGCGAAGCCAACCAGCCGCTGATCCGCTGGATGGAAGAGTGCATCGCGCTCAGCGACCATACCCAAATCGACAACCGCGACATCATGGGAAGCCTGCGCGGCTGGTGGCTGCAGCAGTTCGACGATGATCGCTCGCCTGGCGGGCGCACCGTCAACGCGGCCCTTAAGAGGCACTACCCGACGATGCAATCGATCAAGACGAACGGCTGGCGGATCAGTGCCGGGATCGAGCTGACCGAGGATGGCGAGACCTGTCTCAGGCATGCCCTCGACACTGCCGCGCAGTTCGGCAAGGTGGTCGGATCGGGCTGCGAAGCGTACCAAGCTAACCATCCAAGGGGAGCGATTAATTATCCAAAAGACCGTCCCTGACCGTCCCTACCGTCCCTGGACGGTCGGAAAACAGACCGTCCCTGCGGGGCGGAAGCGGCTAGGGACGGTCAGGGACGATCGTGGGGACGGTATCTTGGAACCGTCCCTGACACTAACCGACTGATAATGGCTGTGCGCTGTGCGCTAGAGGGACGGTAGGGACAGTCTTCTTATAAGAATTGTATATTGTTAATATTACCAGAACATATAGGGGGTGTTCTTATGTTGTTCTTACTTATAAGGGTGTGAAGGGGTGCGTAGGGGTAACCGTCCCTACCGTCCTTACCGTCCTACGCCGTCGGACGCCTTGGTCGATGCCGTCGTGAGGGCGGAGAACGCTGCCGCTGCGGCCTTCGAGAGCCGCTGGACGCGGCGCGCGTTGCGGCGCGTCGACCCGGAGCTGGAGCGGTTGCTCGGCGAGCAGTGGCAGCTGTTCAGCGACGCGCTCGGGGAGGGAATGGATCAGTGGATCGTGATCCAAGGCGAGGCGATGGTGCGGGGTTGGCACGCGGCGATCGCGAGGATGGTCGCAGAGCCCGCTGACGCCTGGCTGATGGGTGAAGACCAAGCGAGCGGCATGCGGGTAGCTATCAGCGACCAACGTGCCTCAGAGGCCACTGTGCGCGAGCGCTATGGGGATGGGGTGATCTTCCTCACGCCTGATGAGGTGGCTGCCATGGCGACGACGCTGCAGCGTGTTGGCGTCGTCAAGGCGCTATGGCCGGGCGCCGAGGTCCTTCGGGTGACAAAAAAAGAGCCGCCCGAAGGCGGCCCGAAGGGAGGACTGAATTAGCTTACTCGCGCTCGAGGTTGGCGTCGATGGTGACGGCGAGCAGGCCGATCGCCGCGGAGCGCGCGCGCATATGGTCGGCGAGAGCGGTCCATAATGTGCGCGGCACGATCGCCTCGCCGTTCATCCAGCGCCGCGTGGTGACTGAATTGACGCGGAATTGGGCGCGTAGGGCGGAGCGCCAATGATCGCCCCATAGCGCTTCGCCGCAGGCCTGGAGTAGCGCCAGGTCTTCGGGGAGTGACCTCATAGCGCACCGACCTTGCTGGCGACGCGCAGCAGCAGCCAGAGCATCGGGGCGCCGATCGCAACGAGCAGGGTTGCCGTGGCACCGACAGCCCAGGTCAGAACGGTGAGGCGGGTATCGATCCCGGCAAGCCGGTTCTCGTAGCCTGCCAGCTCTTCGGCTGCCTTGGCTGCTTTCCCGACATCGGCCCCGGCGCTGATCAGGGCGTCGCGCAGCGCGCCTAGCTGCAGGGCCATCAGGCTGCCCTCCGAACCGCGTGCTGCAGCTCACGTCGCGCCGCTACCAGGGCGGTGAGGCGAGCTATCAGCAGAGCGTCGAGCCGGTCGGCCAGGTTCGCTGGCATACGGCGCTCGCCGGTGAGCCAGAACGCGACTTGGCGGTGGTTGGTGCCAAGCGCGCGGGCCAGCTCGCGTTGCCAGCGGGCCCCGAATAGGGCCTCGCCAGCGTTGCGCAGGTCGATAGTGGTCATTGCAGTGCCTCCTGCAGCTTAGTCTCGATGCGAAGTAGCGCGCGCCAGGCGGCATGGCTGAGGTGGGTTTGTTGGCGCCACTCGTCGTAGTCGCGATTGTTGCCGTCGGTCATCTGGCTGATGGCTTCGAGCGCTGCCTTGATCTCGGCGGTCGATAGGGTGATGGATCGCTTCATCAGAGCCTCCGGCTCGTGACGCGGCGAAACAGGTCGCGGTCGGCGTCGATCGTTATGCTCTGGGGGGTCATGGCTTCACCGTCAGCGGCTGATCGAGGTGGACGATGATCTGCTGCGGCGGTGCCGAGCCGATCTTGTAGCCGAGAAGACCGGCGCCAGCACCGACCAGGGCTGCGAGAACGCCGAGGATCAGGGCGAAATTGCGCGGGTGCTCCCACCATTCCTGCTTGCGGCGCAGCAGGATGTCGAGCCGCAGCAACTCGCGCTTGAGGTCGTCGGTGCCGTCGGTCATCAGAGCCTCCCAGCCTGGACGCGGCGAAACAGGTCGCGGTTGCGGGTGTGGCAGATCAGCGCGAAGCGGATCGACTGACGCACGAGCGCCGGGGTGAAAGCGTCCGCGTCCTTCGAGCGTTTGACTGCCGCGGTGATCTCGGCAGCGATCGCTTCGTCGGACACGCCGACATGGATGCGGCCCATGTGGTGGCGGATGGCGTTGCGCGGGACGCGCTCGTCCCAGCGCTTGCCGAACTCGTGAACGAACTGAGCCATGGTCCTGGTCCTCTGGTTGCGAGAGGCCCTCGGCCCCTCTATGCCCTTAAGCCCCGCCGCGGCTTCCCGGGCGGGGCTGTTAGGGTGAGCTGGCGGCGAGCCTAGTCGACGACCATCTCGCCATGCTCAGGGCAGTGTGGCGGGCCCACCTCATCGACCCATTTGCGGGTGATGCGGACGGTGAACCCGCAATGGCCGCATACCGCCTTCAGCAGCCGGGTGCCCTGCTTGCCGGGGCCTTCGGCACGCTTGCGAGCATTCAATTCGGCATGCGGGTAGGGGCCGACCGCGTCGAGGATCGGGCGCAGAAGCTGTTTAAACGCCTCGCCGCCGATCGTGGCGGTCATCTTGCCTTCGAGGCCGATCGCCAGCGCCAGCTTGCGGAACGAGCCTTTGTGGCCGACGCCGGGGCCGCAAGCGGCGTGGATCAGCTCGTGCGCCAGGATGTCGGCGACGCGCATCGGCTCGGCGAGTACCGGCGAGACCATGATTTCGACCGAGCCGTCGGCGCTGCTGACGCCGTGCCAGCACTGGCCGATCGTCTGGTTGCGGACGCCGTTGAGAGCGCGGGAGCTGGGGAAGCCGCAGGTGATGCGCAGGTCGACGGGGAGCGGGAACCCGGTGTCGCGGAACCAGCCGTCGAGGTTGTGAGCAACATCGTGCAACCAGGCTTCGCGGTGGGTGTGGGTGTTTTTCATCGGGAGGGTCCTCTGGTTGGGGAGAGCCTATCGCTCTCACGTTCTTAAGCCCCGCCGCGGTTTCCCGGGCGGGGCTGTAAGGGTGAGCGGTAAAGCTAGGCGAGCGCTTTTTGTTGAGCATCGCGCGCGGCTGCCATGACCATGCGGGAGGCGTTCCCGACCAGCAGTTCCTGCCCTACGTCGAGCAGCGAGAACACGGCGGGATGGCGGTTGACGTGCTGCACCAGGCGGCGCGCGTTGATGAGGTTAGGCGCGTCCAGGAAGGCGTCGAGCAGGTGATTTGTGTGGTTCATCGTCTTTGTCCTCTTGCTCTCCCGGAGCCCAGCGCTCTCAGGTGTCATCAAAATGGCAACGGATTGACCGGTTGTCAAGCCTCTTCGATTTCGATCCGCGCGACGATGATCGGGCGAGGCATGGGGTCACTGGAGCCCAGCGCGGGCCGCCAGGGCACGAGAAAGGGGCTGGCCGGTGTGAGAGACACCGGCCAGCCCCTCAATCGCGTGTACGGCCCTCCTGGAGGCCCTAGCGGCGAGTGGCTTCCCATGTGGTGGCTGGGGCGATCACCATCGCACGTCGGGAGGCGGACGCGAGGTAGTCGTCGCTGATGATGTTGGCGGCGCCGAGCAGGCGGACCAGCTCGGCTGCCCAGGCTTCGGCGTCGTCCTGCTTGCCGCATTGCTTGTAGGCGATCGCCTTGGCTAAGGCCCGGGCGACGGCGCTGCGATCGATCGTCATGGTGGTGTCCTCTGGTTATGAGAGCCTATCGCTCTCATGCCCTTAAGCCCCGCCGCGGTCTCCCGGGCGGGGCTGTTGGGTGAGCGGTTGGCGCCTATTCGAGGCGGAGGCGCTCGACGGCGGATTGCGCCCGGTCGACGTAGTATTCCAGGCTCTCGCTGTAGTCGGCGATGAGGTCGATACCGTTGCCCCAGATCAGCCACACCGAGCCGATCCGGTTGCCAGCGTTGTCGCGGACCAGTAGGCGGTCCTCATCGGTGGTGGCCAGCGCAGCGACGATCGCCTTGGCGTCCTTCGAGCGCTTTACGGTGAAAGCCTCGCCATCGTTGACGCTGATGGTGTTGCCGAACTGCAGGAGGCTGGCGACGAGCAGCTTGGCGATTTTGGTTTCGGTATACATGGTCTCGGGTCCTCTGGTTGCCCGGAGCCCAGCGCTCTCGGGTGTCATCAAAATGGCAACAGTCTGGCGGGCTGTCAAGGGGGATGATTTCGCGTAAAAGCAAAACGGCGCCGGGTTGCATCCGGCGCCGCTCTGAACCAGGAGGAAAAGCCATGCGCAATCATGGGCCGTTCCTGCTGCTGATCGTGGTGGTCCTTGGCTGGAGAGTCAAGATCATCATAGCTCGGAAGTAGGATCGGGGCTGCACCCTTCCACAAGGTGCAGCCCCTCCTGGATTCAGGCGGCACTCAACAGGCTATCACTCAGCACTCGTTTTGGCTCAAAATCGGCTCAGATATTGAGTGTTTTCTGAGCGCGGCTGAGAGTTTTCTGAGAGCGGAATGAGAAGATGGGAGTGTTGGCTAATCAAAAGCACGAGATGTTTGCTCAGCTGATCGCTGGCGGCAGCTCAATGATCGACGCTTTTGAGAAGGCAGGGTTTGCTAGGCGCAACGCCAATGCGAGCCGTTTGAGAATTAACGAAAAGGTCGATCGCAGGATCGTTGAGCTGGTGTCGCAGAAGGCTGGCGCGGTGCAGGTTGCGGCCTTATCTGCGGCCGAAAAAGCGGGCGTCGATCAGTTCTGGGTGCTGCGAAATCTGCGAACCAATGCGGTGATGGCGATGCGCCGCAATGATCGTTCTGCGGCAGCGCGATCGATCGAGCTGATCGGCAAGCACCTGGGCATGTTCATCGACAAGAAGTCGATTGAGATCAGCATGGTAGACGACAGCGACGAGTACCTGGCGAAGATCATGGCGATCGTCGAAGGCAAGGTGATCGATCAGGAGCCAGCGCCGCCGCTACAGATAGAGAATGGCAGCGACGAAGAGGAAGAGACGGGCTGATTGCGACACTGGCTGCAACATAGCGGCCTAACGCATTGGTAATGCTGGCCTGACTAGCGGATACTGCATCCGCGTGTCGATCGACCACATACCTATGAAGTATGTGCGACACACCGCATCACACCTTATCTATCAATGGCTTAGCATGCCAGCCGCCTGGCATGGTGGCAGCCTGGTGTCAGGCTGCCAGCCGCAGCGTTTAAACGGATCGCGCATCGAGCGCTAAGCCTTTGATATCGCTGGCTTCGCCAGCTCAGCCGCCGGTTGAGCTGGGGCACACTAATAGGTAGAACCGATCCCCCCTGCACGGCCGCGCGAATTTTGCTTCACCACATGCCAAGCACCACAAAAAATCACACCCACCTCTAAAAAATTATACAAAGACGGCTGCGGCGGATAGGGAGCCAAGAATTGCGCTGACAAGGCCAGCGGGGGACGCTGGCTTTCCGCCGCCCCTCTAAAAACTTCACAACCACCATAACCGCCAATCGCCTTAGAAAATCAGAAAAATTTTCCAGCCCCTCGCGCATGGTGTAGTGAAGAAGCAGCGGGCGAGCGGTCGAAGATGCGGAGGGTGCTGGCGTCGCGTCGGCGCCGCCCCGAGCATGCACTACAGCATTGGAGGAAGCCATGACCCAAGCAATCCCGACGGCAGGCGCGAGCCCGGTCGTGATCGTGTCGATCAATTATGGTGACGGCTGGGCTCAGCTGTTTGATAACCACGCGCTCGGCTGGCTGGTCGATGAGGCGGGCGCGGCTGAGCCGGTGCCGGTCGTCGTCGGCTCAATGCCACCGGCGGTAGGCGACGCGGCCTCGCCGCAATGGGGTCAGTTTATCGCGCCGTATCTCTTGGTGCCCGACGTGTCGCGCAAAAACTTTTATGACTTTCTCACCTGGCTGGCGACCGGCGACGGCAGCAGCGAGCCGCGCAAGATCGGCTCGGGTCTCACGCTCGATACGGCGCTGATCAATGGTTATCAGCAATGGGCGTCGGCCAACCCCGACTGGGCGTTTGACGGTGAGCCTCCGACACCGCCAACCCGCAGCGGCAAGAAGAAGGATGACGAGCCCGCCCGGCGGCGCTGATGGGACAGCCGCCTTCGCTGATCGGCCCACCGGCGCTCGCCGAGCTGATGCGGCTGGCCGAAGCGGCGCCAAACGGTCGCATGGTCGAGGTCGGGGTTTATCAGGGTGGCTCGGCCTGGTGCTTGGCGACGATTGCCGAGCAGCGCGGCGTCGAGCTGCACCTCTTCGACACCTTCCGCGGCATCCCCTTCACCGGGATCCTTGACTACCACCGTGCTGGCGATTTCGCCGACACTTCCGTCGAGGCAGTCAGGCAAGCGATCCCGACAGCGATCTTCCATGTCGGCATCTTCCCGGAAACGCTGCCCAACGATCTCGACCAAATCGGCTTTGCCCATATCGACTGCGACCAGTACCGGTCGGTGCGCGATTGCATCGAATGCTTGGGTCCGCGCATGCTGCCCAAAGGCATTATGGTGTTTGACGATTACAGCCATCTCGATGGTGCTACCGCCGCGGTGAAAGAGCTGCTCGGCGAGCCGCCGCGGTCGGCTGGTGGTCGCTATCATTGGGTGTTCTGATGCTCGCGTAGCGTTCTTCGGGCGCAGCCTGATGCGCGACATGAGCATCGCGATGCTGCTGGTCGTTTTGCTCGCTGTTGCCCTTGCGGCGCTCTTTGGACATTTGGCGCTATGGCTGAACCCCTAAGGCGATCG